TTTTAGAATTAAATCGTTTATTTCTTGTAGAAAATATCAAGAACTTAGCTTCTTTCTTTGTATCAAAATGTTTAGCAATTCTACCACGCCCTAAACTAGTGATTAGTTATGCTGATACTTCAGTAAACCATCATGGATATATTTATCAAGCAACAAACTTCATTTATACTGGTGTTAGTTCTAATACAACAAAGTTAATTGATAAATTTGGGGATGAATTTCATTTTAGAAACATAGGACATTATCAGAAAAATAATAAGGTAAATGCTAAACTAATAAAAAGAAGATTAAACGAAGATAAAATTAATAGAGTTGAAATTGCAGAATATTTAAGAAGTTATAAAGGCAATTGGACTGCAAGAAAATTAGATTTAGAATTTGGCTATAAAGATACTTGCGCTCATTGGTTTAGAACTGATAAAGGTTTTAGTTTCCCAAATGTTGATGATTGGATTAAATTAAAAGGCTTGTTAGAATTTGATAATACTTTTGATGAAGTTATGAATGACTTTGAGTGGACACCTTGTGCTAATGATATTATTCAAAAATTAGAATTAGAAAAAATAGACATACTACCTAAACATAGGTACGTTTATTTTAAAGGTAGTAAGACTTTTAAGCAGAAATGTAAACATAATTTAAAACTTGATATTTTAGAATATCCAAAAGGTGTAAATAAGCGATATGATGCGAGTTATAAACCACAAACACAAATTAACCTTTTTGCGTAAACTTGCTAAAAAAGAGCACAAAGGCTTTTACTTTTTTACGTATATACGTTGTTAGCACATCGTTTTAATGTGTGTTAACGGAAATGATATGGTGCGTTTTGCACTAAAGTAGATTGATAACTAAAACTTAAAAACAAAGTAATGAGCGAATTAAAAGACGAAAAAAAATGCACTATATCTAGTGTTGTGTTTAGTGTTTCTGACAAAGTTTATATGGATAGCCCTTTTGGAAGATACACAGGAGAAGTAAAAAAGGTGAGTAATGGAAAAATGACCATAGAAAGCCATAGCCCTACGGGTAACGGTTGTATGTGGTCAGAATATGACATTGATGGTACTGATTGGAAGAAATATTAAACACAACTACTGATAAAACAACGAAAATATTTGCACATGGAAACAATTGACAATCAAATACTTAAATCAAATTATACTGCTTTATTTTGCCACAACGTTCAAAGTTTAGTTTTTAGACGCAATAATTTGCGTATCAGCCAACAACACATGGCTTATAAATCTGGAGTTTCTTTAAGAACCATACAAAATTTTGAAAACTACAAAAGCGAAAATGCTTATTTAATTTATGCTTATAAACAAATATTAAAATGAAAGACAAATTAACAAACAAACAGAGATTAATATGGTTATTACCATTAGCCATTATTTTAACATTTATAAACCAATGTAAAGCGCAAGATAATATATCAATAGGTTTATATCAAGATGCAAGATTATTATTTTTAGGTGATGATCGTGGAAACAATCCAGGAACTATTGATGCAAAGTTAGATATATCATTACAAGGCTATCAACTAAACAACTATTATTTTGAATTAAGAACGCAGTTAGAATACGCTAATTTAAAGGGTGGTGATTATGGAAGTATTATGGTTATTCCTAATTGGGTTTTTGGTAACGATCTTGAATTAAGTTCTGGAGTTATTTTAGGGTTTATTCATAGATGGAAACAATCGTTTTTAACTTATGGATTGAATTTAGATATGAGTTATTATTTGTTTGATAAATTAAAAATTAGTATATTAGGGCAATATATTAAGCGTAATGATTTAAACTATTTATGGAATGATAAGAGTTTTAAACCAAATTTTTATATAGGAATTAAATATAATTTAAAATGAAAAAAACAACAGAAGATTTAGTTGAAGCCTATCTAATTAGACAAAAATGGCAAAGTGAAAATTATCCAAACAAAGAACAAGATGAAAACAAGTAAAGTAAAAATTATTGCAGAGTGTAAAGAATACACTAACGACTATGGAACTACATTTTACCATAATATAGAAATGGAGAATGGAGATAAATTAAACATAGGTAAAAAGAAAGCGTTGCAAATTGGCAACGAATTAAATTATGAGTTTGTTGGCGATCTAGGACAGCACGAATACACAAAAGCAAAAACAGTTAATCCAGAGTACCAAAAGAAACAAGAAAAAAGTGCTGATAATATTAAAGGCATTGAAGTCGGTCACGCAATCAATAACGCAGTTAATATGATTTGTGCAGGTGTTGAATTAGATGTAACAGTAGCATCAGGAACTAATGAAGAAAAGATTTATGAGTATGCTAAGAAAATAATGGCTATTGCTAACCGATTAAAAAACGAATAGTTATGAGTGTAGAATATTGTAGTTATTGTCATAGTTATATAGATACAGATTTTAATTCTGAACACTTTACAGATGAAGATGGTAATTATTCTGATATATGTATTGAACAACAACAAGATGAAGAATGAGAAAGACAAAAGAAATATACGAAGATATAATGCAAAGTTATGATAACTTAGAAAATCATTTTAAATTTTTAGAGCAAGAATATTATGGAAGAACTATTAAACAAGATAACGGAAACAATACAGAACTATAAAAGTTTAGATGATAAGTTAGATTTCGCACAATGCGATACACTAACTAACATAATGAAAGATTTATCTTCTGATTTGTTTTTCTTAGAAACTCATTTAAACGATGCAAGGCAAGAGTATTATGCTACTATGGTAAAACTAATGAAGAATCATAGTGCAACTGAAGCTGAAAAACGTGCAAAGGATTTACATCCAGAAAAACGTATGTTAGAACAATTTACAAGAAGTGCTGGTAAAGTACTTGAATCAGTTAGATCACACCTATCATATTTAAAGAATGAAAAAACACACTAAAATATATTTTGATGTATTAGGTTATACTGATACTGATTTTATTCCTAGTGAAATATCAGGACAAAAAGCAGTAGATATACATCATATTATAGGGCGTGGTAAAGGTGGTGAAGATAGAATAGAGAATTTAATGGCAGTAACTAGAGAGGAGCACATAGAGTTTGGTGATAAAAAAGAATGGATGTATTTTTTATTAATAAGGCATTATGATTGTTTAATAAAAAAAGGCGTGGACTTCTCTAAAAGCTGGTTTGATACACAATTTAATAAATATGAAGATTTACATTAAACCATTATCAGTTAATCAAGTTTGGCAGGGCAAAAGATTTAAAACGCCTAAGTACAAAACTTATGAAAAAGCATTAACTTTAATGTTACCAAAACTAAAAATAGATTTTAAACGTGATTTAAGTATAAATCTAACCTTTGGCTTTAGTTCTACATTGTCAGATATAGATAATCCATTAAAACCGATATTAGACGTATTACAAAAGAAGTATGGGTTTGATGATAGACAAATATTTGAATTGAACGTAAAAAAGGAAATTGTAAAAAAAGGTGAAGAATTTATAGAATTAACAATAATCGAGATATGAAAATAGACGTTAGAATAAAACAATTAGACAAAGAAGATTACTACTATTTAAAGATTGCGAACTATAAACAATTGGTTGAGGGTAATTTTAGTAGAGAAGAACTAAGAAATTTAATAGAGATAATAGATAATGCGATATGAAAAAGAAAACTTATATTAACATAGAAGATATTTTAGATTTGGTTTCTATTAGAACTAATTTAGAATTAAAAAACACAACCAGGAAAAGAGAACAAGCATACGCAAGGGCATTATATTTTAAATTATGTAGAGTTATTTGTCCAGATAAAAGTTTAGAAGATTTGGCTAAGTCAGTAAATAAAAAGAGCCATTGTTCAGTAATACATGGTTTAAAGATTTTTGATAATGGAGTGTTAGATAAAAATTATTATACATTGTATGAAAATCTATTAAATGATTTGAATAATTTAGATGAAAATGCTAAAGTAAAAGACATAATTTCCAATCCAAGATCGGAAATAATTAGATATTATGAGGAGAAAATATCAAAGGTTCATTTGGAATATTTAGATAAAATTAAAGAACTAAACAAAAAGAATGAGCAAATAATAGAAAATAAGGCTATTTTAGATGCTTCTAATGAATTATCTAAACTTTCTGATGGTGACATATATATATTTATAGAAACACGCTTAAAACCTTTTATTTTAACTCGCCATGTTAGATAAGATAATTAGTATAATGGATAGGGTAAAAGAATTATTAGAGCATTACCCTCATTTAAGAGATTCTGATAATAAATTAGTTGCTAATATTTGGAATCAAGAGAAGCAAGATACAGATGCTTTTGGTTTTTTACAACTTTATGCCGATGGTAAAATAACACCAGCTGATAGTATTACAAGGGCAAGGCGTAAACTCCAGGAACTACACCCAGAGTTAAGAGGTAATAAATACGATCAAAGACATAGAGAAGAAAAAAAAGTAAGAAAAAACATTGTTAATTTATAGATTTTAATTAAATTGTACTCCTAAATAACAACCACATGAAGAAATTGATTAATAGTAAAAGGAGTAGAAAAGTAAAGCCTCGTGGTTGTGGCGTTATGGATTTACTCCTTTTTTTTATATACTACTATGGCAGATAATAAAAAATCATTTGTTCTATATGCAGACTTGATATATACGGTTAATAAAATGCCAAATGATAAAGCTGGTGAACTATTAAAGCATATTTTAAGTTATGTAAACGATGAAGAACCTGAAACGGATGATTTGATAATACAACTTACTTTTGAGCCTATTAAACAGCAATTAAAAAGAGATTTAAAGAAGTACGAAATAAAAAGAAAACAATGGAGCGAGGCAGGTAAACGTTCAGCAGAAGTAAGGAAAAAGCAACGAACGTTAACGAACGTTGAAAAGCGTTCAACGGATTTAACTGTTAATGATAATGTTAATGTTAATGTAAGTGTTAATGTTAAAGATATAAATAGTAGAAAACAGGAATTTTACAATTCCTTAATCCCTTTTTTACAAATTTATGAAAAAGAAATGATAAAAGAATTTTATGAGTATTGGACTGAACATGGAGAAAAAGACAAAAAATTTAGAAAAGAGAAAGAAAAAAGTTTTAACTTAGAACTTAGATTAAAAACTTGGTTTAAACGATCTAAACAATGGCAAAAAGAAAAAAGTTCCGCCAAAAAAGAAAAAGTAACAGCAGCACAAGCATTAAGAGAAAAATATGGGATCGAAACTAATAATAAATAATCCAATACCTATAAAGGCAATACCAGAAAAGGATTTAAACGTTGTTTTAATGGGTTCTTTCCTGGATTGGATAAGCGCAACACTATCTTTAAATGAAGATGCTGTAACAAAATTAGAATACGCATTACCAGCTATAAAAGAACATTGTTGGTCTATGGGTTTTCCAGAGATAAAAAAAATGATTGAAATGTATGCTGATGGTAAACTTTCAGTTAAACCGATACCTAACCACTTTGATAGAATTAAATTTGGTGAAGTAGCAAAAGCCTATAACGAACTACAAAGAACAAAACCTAAAAAAATGGATGAAGAAGAATACAAAAAAGAAATGGATGATATTTTAGTAATACAATGTTTTGATGCTTTTATACAAGATAGAAAAATTAAAAAAGAGTATTATTGGGTTTATACTTATCTTGAAGAACAAATAAACGCAACCGATAAAGACAAAAAAATGCTTTTTAAGATGGGTAAGGATCAGAAACTAACCGATGAGGAAGCTATTGCAAAGGCAAAATTAGTATTATTAAGACGTTTTTTTGAACGAATAGAAGCAAAAGATGAACATATAAAGAAATATTTATAATTTTTTATTATATTAGTTGCGTGATAGAAGAACTTGCACTAAAGGATAAAAAGTGGAGATTATACGCCTTAAAGATTTGTGGTGATAAATCTATGGCTGATGACATTGTTAATGATATGTATTTAAAAGTGTATGATAAAAAGATAACCGATAAAAAAGATAGTTATTTTTATTCTATGATGTATCACATTTTTATAGACTATAAAAGAGAAGAAACAAAGAACAACCTTTTAAAAACATCATTAAAAATAAATAAAATGTTAGATCGTATTACAGAAGATAACGTTTTAGAACATAGGCAAATGATAACGGATGCTTTATCTGAATTAGATATATTTGATTGTGAAGTACTGTTACACACACATGAAAGGAGTTTAAGAGATAACGAAGAACTTTTAGGCGTTCAATTTACTAAACTTCATTACTGGAAAAAAAGAGCAATGGAAAAAATAAAAAGAACTGAAACTATAAGAAAATTTAAAAAATTATGAAAGAACCAAAAGATAAAAGAACAAAAGAATGGAAAGAATGGAAAGCCAACTTTGATAAAGAAAATAGTGTTGGTTTAGGTGATGTTATAGAAAAGGTAACGAAAGCCACAGGAATAAAGAAAGTAGTTGAGGCTATTACAGATGATTGTGGTTGTGAGGAAAAAAAAGCAAAAGCAAATAAGGTTAGACTTAAATGGACTGCTAACCGATGCTTTACAGAAGAACAATATAACTATTGGACTGAATTCAGAAAAGAAAAAGGCGATTTAACACAAGAGCAAATTAAAAAGCTAAGGGAAATAATGCTACATCTATTTTCAGTAGACATACATAAGCCATCATGCTGCGTAGACCAATACATTAACGAAGTAAACAAAGTCTATGAAACCTACTAAACAAAATATAAGATCAACTAAGTTAAAAAGATTTAAAGAAGGTACTTTTCCTGGAGATTTCTGGAACTATGACATTAACCCAATAACAGGATTTAAAGCAGAATCAAAAAGCTATTACCATATAAACAAATGAAACAACCTAAACAAACAAGAGAACAAAGAATAAGACTATTAGAAAATGTAGTAATGCACCTAAACGATAGACTAAAGAACTTAGAAAGTATTATATATACGCAAGAAGATAAACAAAATCAATAGTTTTACGTTATATAATAGATAGAAGTTATTGTAAACAACAATAAAATACAATAAAAATGCCATTTAAGAAAGGACAAAGTGGAAATACAGAAGGCAGACCAAAAGGAAGTGCAAACAAAAACACTACTGTAATACGTGATGCCTTTAGTGAATTATTAAAAGGTAATTTAGAACAGTTACAAGAGGACTTTAAAGAACTCGACCCTAAAGATAGAATAAAACTATTTTTAGATATGAGTAAATATATCATACCAACATTAAAAGCTACTGAATTAGATTTAGGTGATAAAACGATAGATAAGTTTAATAAACCTTTAGCAGAATTTTTTGGCATTGAAACTAAACAATAAATTTACTCCTTTAGTAACAAGCAAATGTAGATACTTCATTGTAACAGGTGGGCGAGGTTCTGCAAAGTCATTTTCTACATCAACAGTTCTTACTGGATTAACATTTGAGAAAGGGCATAGAATATTATTCACAAGATATACGCTAACATCAGCACACCTTTCTATCATACCAGAGTTTATTGAGAAAATTGATTTAATGGATTTACAATCAAATTTCAATATAACAAACAAAGACATAATAAATAATCTTACTGGTAATGAAATACTGTTTAGAGGTATAAAAACCTCATCAGGTAATCAAACTGCAAATTTAAAATCACTTCAAGGCATTACAACATGGGTAAATGATGAATCAGAAGAATTAGTTGATGAAGATACTTTTGATACTATTGATTTATCTATTAGGCAAAAAGGAATACAAAACCGAATTATATTAATTCTAAACCCTACAACTAAAGAGCATTGGATATACAAACGGTTCTTTCAGAATAACGGTGTTAAAGAGGGTTTTAATGGCGAAAAAAACGATGTGTGTTATATTCATACAACCTATGAAGATAATATAGAAAACCTTTCAAAATCATTCTTAGACCAAATAGAAAGGATAAGAGAAAACAATCCACAGAAATACAAACACAAAATACTTGGTGGTTGGTTAGATAAAGCAGAGGGTGTTGTATTTGAAAATTGGGAGTTTGGCGAGTTTAATCCTGATGGCTTACAAACATCTTGTGGTATGGACTTTGGTTATAGTGTAGATCCTGATACATTAACAGAGGTAGCAATAGATAAAAAGAAAAAGATTATATACTTAAAAGAACTGTTATACAAAAATGGTTTAGGTACTGATACACTTGCACAGATAGTTTTATCTAAAATAGGTAATAAATTAGTAATTGCTGATAGTGCTGAACCTCGTTTAATAGCAGACTTAAAATCGAAAGGAATAAATATTATAGCAGTCAAAAAAGGAACTATTGAAAGTGGTATAACGATAATGCAAGGTTTTAAAATAGTATTGCATCCAGATAGTACGAATATAGCAAGAGAATTTAACAACCATGTTTACGCAGATAAAGGCAGTAAATTATATGTAGATGATTTTAATCATGCTATTGATGGGAGTAGATATAACATCATTTACCATTTAGATAATCCAAACAGAGGTATTTACGATTTACGATAAACAAAAAACGCAAAAAAACGTTATATAGATATGAATGTTAAAATTAAAGTACCAACTTCATTAAGTGATATAAAGCTATCACAATATCAAAAGTTTATTAGACAAACTAAAGATAAAGAAGATAGTATTTATATTTCAAGGCAGTTGGTTGCTGTATTCTGTAACCTCAATGATAACTTAGTTTTAAAGTTATCTAAAAAAGACTTTAATAAAATAGTTGATGTTCTTTTATCAATACTCAAAGAACAGCCAGAGGTTAAACATAAGATAGTTCATAATGGCATAGAGTACGGTTTAATACCTGATGTATCATTAATGACAGTAGGAGAACAAGCAGATTTAGACAGCTTATGGAATGACTATGATAAGAGGCAAAAAGTAATGAGTATTTTATATAGACCAATTACAGCAAAGTCAAGAGGTAACTATTTGATTGAAGATTACACAGGAAAAGAAGAACCTTTAGATTTGCCAATGGATATAGTGAAAGGTGCAGAGGTTTTTTTTTACAACATTCTGAACGATTGCGTGAGTTATATCCAGAAATGTATCGAGGGGGAGGAAATTCAGACCAATCTGTTACAAGTTTTGGAGAAAAATGGGGATGGTATCAATCAATCTATGGACTTGCTCAAGGAAACGTTTTCAGATTTGAAGAAGCAACTAAATTACTTTTAAGCGAGGCAATGATGTTTTTAAGTTTTGAAGCTGATAAAAATAGAATGGAAGCAAACCTAATGAAGAAAAAGAAATGAATTTAGGTATAATGCGACAAGTGGCAACGATACAATGCTATATACACCATGTAAAAGGCGTAGAAGTACAAATTAACATACCACAAACAAAACACGATATAACGTTATTAAAAAGAGCGTTACAAGTGGCAAATAGATATTTAAACTAATGGAGTACGTAACAACACACACAGGAGGCAATATAATGATAGAGTATTATTATATGTATGATCTAACTAATTTATTTGGCAATGAATAGTTATTACGAATTATTAAAACATATAAAAACAATATTTGAACAAGATGCAAACGTATCAACAGTTTCAACAGAAGAAGCTGGTTTAATAGATAACTATAAGAAAAACCTTTTTCCTTTAGTCCATGTAAACGTATTAGAAAAACAATTTACAGGAATTAATGGTTTAGCAGTAGATAGATACCTTGTAGAAATATATGTTTTAGATATTAGAGATATTAATAAGAATGAGGTAAACGATAAGTTCTGGAATAATGACAATCGACACGATAACCTGAACACAACACAAGCCATATTAAATAAGGCATTGAATAAAATGGTTAAAGATAGATTAGATACAGGCATTACATTAGTAAGTTCAACGAGTGCTACACCTAACGTATATGAGTATTCAAATTTATTAGATGGATGGAATCAAACTTGGACAGTAGAAGTACCTGATACATTAACAACGGTATGCTAATAAGTAAGAAAGAAACAGAAAAAGCATTACAAGAGTTTGTTAACTCAATAGTTGACGAAAGCAAAGAGAACCTAAATACTAAAGGTATTAATGCGAGTGGTGACTTAAACAAGTCTATAAAAGGCAATGTTAATGTAGGTGATAATAGCATAGAAGTAACGATTGAAGGCGAAAACTATTTAAAGTTTATAGATAGAGGTGTTAAGGGTGTAAAAGGTGGTAGGAGTTTATCAGGTTATGCGTACACAAATAAGAAACCTCCAGTTAGATTTTTACAAACATGGTTAAAGCAAAAGAGTGGTAAATTTAGACAAAGAAACCAAAGAAGTATAGCATTTGCTATCCAAAACAAAATATATAATTACGGTATAAAGCCAACACAGTTTTTTACAACACCATTTGAAAAAGCATTTGAAAGACTGCCAGAAGATTTAGTAAAAGCGTATGCTTTAGATGTTGAAAGTTTTATAGAATTTACATTAAAAAAATAGATTATGCCTACATATAGTTCATTAACGATAACCTTTACAAATGAATGGGTTGCAACAGATGATATAAAAATAAAGTTTGAT